AGCCTCAAGAAAGCAATCCAGCTTTTCCTTGACCAAGTCGATGCGGATGGGCAACCCATCAGCGTTGAGCCGAAATACTTGCTTGTGCCGACCGCACTCAAGCATTTGGCGATTGAACTTACCCAAGGTGCAACACTGGTTATGAGCGGTGGCAACGACAATACGGTTCGCCCGGCGATTAACGTAATCGCAGATGAAAACCTGCAGGTTGTCAGTTCTCCGTATCTTGGCAATGCGGCATATACCGGCTCATCTCAAACCGGATGGTATTTGTGGGGCAATCCGCAGACCGTCGACAGTTGGGAAATCGGCTATCTCAAAGGCAAACGCACTCCGACTGTTGAGCGCGGCGATACTGATTTCAACACTTTGGGCATGTGGTTCAGAGTTTATTTCGACCTTGGCGTTCGTGAGCAAGACCATCGTGGCATGGTCAAAGCCAACGGCGCAGCGTAAACAAAAACAACTTAAACAGGAGATTTATCTATGAGCGCAATATTTAAACAACGTGGTGATTCTGTCAACTATGTTCCCGACGCAGACGTTTCTGCCGGGGATGTAATCATTCAAGGCGACCTTGTCGGGGTCGCTAAACTCGACATCAATGCCGGAGACCTTGGCGCGCTGGCGCTGACCGGGGTCTACTCATTCCCGAAAGCTACCGGGGCAAGCACGGCAATCGCCGCTGGAACCAAGCTCTATTGGGACGGCACACAGGCAACCGCTGATGCCAATGACGGCGAAACCGAACCGACTGCCTATCCCTACATCGGCAAATCCATTGCCTCCGCAACCGACGATGACGCGGCAGTGGAAACGAGGCTTTGTCCGTGAGCAACATGTTGCAACAAGGCGAACAATGGCTTGAAAACCAACGCAAAAAATACCTGTCCGCTCCAGTGGTCTATGTGTTCAAGGACGGCACAGAGCTGAACCTTGAAGCCACCATCGGACGGACGGTGTTTCGCGCTGAAAACGAGTACGGGGCAACAGTCAGGACGGAGAGCCGTGATTTTTTCATCGCGGCAACCGACCTTGAATCTGACCCGGAACGCGGCGATGCGGTTTTTTATGACGATCATCGCTTCGAGGTGCTTGCGCCAAACAATGAACCAGTATGGAGATGGACTGGGTCAGGTCGGTTGACCCGCCGTATCCATACCAAAGACGTTGGGGAGGTAGGCCATGCCGAACGGGAATGATCAGCCGGGACATCAGGAGCTTTGGGAGGCTCTAAACGATGCAAGACTCGATATTGCCGAGTTGAAGGGCATGATTTCCATGCACTTTAAAGATGGCTCAGCACATCATGTTCCGCCGTGCCGGGCGGTGCAGGATGTTCAACGGTCGATTTTATCGGCTACTGGAGCGGCAGTTTTGGCGTTGATTACCGCACTTGGGGCAATGGCAATGGAACTTTTCAGGAGGTGAAACTATGCCAGAAATTCTCAAAATTGCCCAGGCGGTAGCCGATGAGTTGAGCGAGTTTGACGCAAAAGTATCGTTTGTTCCCGAGTTTGAACTCAGCGAACTTGACGAGATGCGCATTGCCGTGGTTCCGCTCTCAACGGAATACAAAACGCTCAGCCGGTCATCGCATAGCGAACTGTTGAAAGTTTCGGTAGGCATTCTCAAGCGCGGCAATGAAACGGAACTTCTGGCTCTCTTGAAGTTTGCTGAGGACGTTGGTTTGCGTTTTTTGAACTGTAAACTTGCTAGAGCAACATGTGTTTCGGTGGCTTATGATCCGATCTACAGTCCGGAGCTTCTGCGCCAGCGCAATCAATTCACCAGCGTCATCCAGCTTACTTTCAAGCAAATCCAATGAAAGTACATACCGAGTTTGACGCACGGCGGGTACTGGTTTGTGTCAGGCGCGGCAACATCACTGGATTGCGACGCGCTGGTGCGTACATCCGCAAGTCCGCAAGAAACAGGGTTCGCAAAAGCCGCAAGGCCTCGATTCCCGGTTCGCCGCCGCACACTAGGCAGGGAGTTCTCAAACGCTCTTTGCTGTTCGGCGTGGAAAAACGTCGCCAAGCGGTGGTGATTGGCCCAGCTGAAAAGTTTATCGGCACAGCAATGTATCCGCATGAGTTCGGAGCGCGTTACCACAAACGCCGTTATCCCAAGCGGCCTTTGATGAACCCGACGCTAAACAAAACAATCAACAAACTTCCCAAATTATGGAAAAATTCTGTAAAATCATAGGAGACAAAAATTATGGCAGTAGTACTTGGACTTGACGCAAAACTCTTGCGTGGGGCGGCCGGAAGCACCGGCGCGACCGAGGTGAAAAACGTCAAAGATTTGACCTTGAGCCTTGAGTCAGGCGATGCTGACGTAACCACAAGAGCCACGGAGGGGTGGCGTGCTTCCGTGGCGACTTTGAAAGAGGCGTCATTGGAGTTCGGCATGTTGTACGATACTGAGGACGCAGACTTTCAAGCATTCTCGGACGCTTACTTCAACAACACCGCAATCGCCTTGTTCATCACCGACGGCGCAGGCAATGGTTTGGACGCCGATTTCTCAATCACTGGCTTTTCCGTTGAACAGCCGTTGGAAGAAGCATTGAGCGTGTCCGTAACCGCAAAGCCAACCGCATCTGACCGCGCACCAAGCTGGACTGGAGGTGGCAGCTAATGAAAAGTTTCACTGACAACGCCGGGCGTTCATGGGTAATTGCCGTGAACGTGGGAACGGTAAAAAGGGTTCGGGCGATGTGCGAGGTTGACCTTGCCAACATCATCAGCATGGAGCCGGGCAAACCGCCGAATGTGGAGGTGCTTGAACAGCTTGCCGGCGACCCGGTTCTGCTGGTTGACGTGCTGTACGCCGTTTGCAAAGAAGAAGCCGATGCGAAGAACATATCTGATATCGACTTCGGTCAATCAATGGCTGGCGACGCTATCGAATTGGCAACGGCGGCATTACTTGATGAGGTGGTTGATTTTTTCCCCGAGGGGAAGCGGCGAATCCTGCAAAAGGTACTGAACGCCACTCGTCGCTTCCAGGAAAAAAGCAAGGCGGCGCTGAACGACCTGCTCGGCGACCCAACGCTGGACAGCAAAATCGACGGCGCATTAGAACAGTTGACCAGCTCATCAGCGAACTTGCCGGAATCTGCGGATTAAATCCCGATCCGTTCACGCTGCGCGAGCTATTGGCAATGACCGAAGCTCGCGGGCGTTTCGAATGGGAACAGACCTCCAGCTTAATGGCACTTGTAGTCAATTTGACTCGCAATCCCAAGAAAAGCAAAGCGGCAAAGGCGACGGATTTTAATCCGTATTACGTCAAACCCAAGCCAATAATCACGGCTCCGCTTTCAATGCTAAAAGACGTATTCGTCAGGCAGAAACAAACTCAACAACAGGAATCTTAATGTCAATATCCAGTAATATCCGCGCGGGAGCGGCTTATGTCGAGGTTACCGCCGAGACAAGCAAGCTCCAACGTAATTTAACCCAGGCGCAAGCTCAGCTTTACAGCTTTGGGCGTACTGCCACCGCTATCGGCCGCGATTTGATGGTCGCTGCTGGGGCGATGGCTGTGCCGCTGGCGCTGTCGGTTAAAAGTTTTGCTAATTTTGACGATCAGATGCGGTTGGTTCGGGCAGTAACGAAAGCCACGGAAGATGACTTTGAGTCGTTGACCAAGACTGCTCAAAAGCTTGGTCGTGAGACCAGTTTCACCGCTTCGCAGGTGGCACAGGGCATGACCAGCTTGGGGCGCATGGGATTTTCTCCGCAGGAAATCCAGTCATCAATTCAGCCGGTACTTGATTTGGCGAGAGCAACCGGCACGGAGCTTGGCGAGGCATCCAATATCGCGGCGAACTCCATGCGGATTTTCGGAGTGGAGGCGTCGAAGATGTCCAGCGTGGTCGATGTGCTGACGGCGGCGGCGAACGGTTCGGCGCAGACCTTGACTGATTTGTTCGAGGGACTGAAAATGACCGGGCCGCAAGCCAAAGCAGCAGGGGAGAATATCCAGGACACCGCTGCAGCATTGGGTGTTCTGGCCAACCTTGGGATTAAGGGTTCGCTGGCTGGCACAGCTTTGCGTAAATCCTACTCAAGATTTGCCAAGGTCAAGGTGCGCGAGAAGCTAAAGGAAGTCGGGGTTGAAACCGCCGACGCCAACGGCAACTTGCGTAAAATGGCCGACATTATGGCCGACTTGGGCAAGGTCATGAACGACTTGCCCACCGCTGAAAAGCTCGCCTTTGCCGAGGATATTTTCGATATTCGCGGTTCACTGGCTGGCTTGAGTTTGGGCGGTAACACCAAAGAGCTTGACGCATTTATTGCCAAGCTAAAGGACATCGATGGCACCGCCAGGCAGACCGCATCTGAAATGGATGCCGGGCTTGGCGGTTCGTTCCGCTTGTTTCGTTCTGCGGTCGAGGGCGCGATGAACGCTATTGGCAAGGCGCTTGAGGGAACGCTCCAGCCGTTTGTCGATAAGCTAACCAGCGTAACCTTGGCGGTTGTTGAATGGATTGAAGCAAATCAAAGCATGGTAACAGGCTTTGCCGTGGCGGTTGCCGGGGCGGCGGCGCTGGGGGCTGGATTGGTAGCCATCGGCATGGCGGCAAAGGCGGCTTCTGCAGGAATCAGCGTGGTTCAGGGTGTATTGCAAGGCTTTACTTTTGTACAGGGATTATTCGTTGCCAAAGGCACGGCGATGGGTTCTTCGATTTCCTTGCTGACTCAAGCGTTCGCCAATTATCGCAACGCCGCTATGCCTGCAATGGTCGGGACTTCAAAGCTGCTTGCGGCATTGAACTTGCCGATTGACTCGCGAGCTAAACAAATCGCTGCAGGTCTTATATTAATGAATAAGGCGGAAACCGCGTCGACTGCAAAATCCATGCTGGCGGCAAAATGGGCGGCGGCAACAACCTCAATGAAAAATTTCAGCTTGGCAACCGTCGCCGCGACTGCAACCACCAAAGCAAATACCGCCGCTTCAATCATCGCTACTGGAATTTCCAAGGCATTAGCTGGAGCGAAAGCATTTGCCGCCGGGGCAATCGGATTATTTAGCGCGGCGAACATCAAAGCCGCAGCAGTTGCGACGGCTGGAGGGGCAACGAATTTGTTCCTTGCGGTTACGACCAAGGCGGTTGCGGCTGGATATTTGGCAGCAAGCGCAGCGGCGGCAGCGTTCTGCGCAATTCCGGTTTCTTGGATTTTGATTGGGATTGGGGCGGCACTGGCTGGAGTGGTTATTGCCTTGAGTCAGGCTGGCAAATACACCGCTCAACTCACTGATAAAATGAGTAAGCTCCGTGAGAAAGGTGATCAGCAACGGCAGAGCGATCAGCTCCGCATGGAACGGCTTCAACAGCTTGCCGGAAAGCAAAAACTTTCCAATGCGGAGATGGCGGAAGCTGAAAAACTCTCCGGCGAATTGCAGAAAAAGTATGGTGACCTTGGCATATCCGTTGATAAAGTCGGCAACAAGCTCTCTATCGCCGCCGGGGCGCAAGGCAAGCTCAACGAGGCGATGAAAAAGGCTTCATTGGCTGAACTTGACGCTGAGATGGCTGAAATAAGAGCCAACCTTAAGGAGCTTGGCAAAGAGAACGAGGCTCTGCAATCCTATTGGAACAATAATTTGTGGAGTCAGATGTCAGGTCGTCAGCAAGAGGCGATGGACAAGCTCGAAGTCAATTCCAATAAAGCTGCGGCAATGCGTACCAAGCTTGGAGCGTTGCGTCAGCGTAAAAAAGCGATTGAGGGCGGCGACCAGAAAGCCGTCACTGGTGAAGACGGCAAATCTACTCAAGATAAGGTGGAAGAACACAAAACCCAGAGTAAAGCCGCTAAAGATGCCGCCGATGATGCGGCAAAGCGGGTAGCCGATATCGACAAACAGCTTGCTCGGGAACGTCAGACTGAATTGCAAAATGAGATTGCTGATATTATCGCACTGCGGGACGAGTACAAGCAATTGATAAAAACCATGCTCGACTTTGAAAAATCCAAAGCCGACGACAAGCAGGACAAAAAGAAAATTGCCGAGCTTGAGGGCAAGCTTGCCGAGGCAGACCGCACCGCCAATCAGCGAGTAAAAGAGGCTCAAGGCAAGGCGCGAGAGAAAATGGAAAAGGATGTTGCGGATTATCAAAACCGCTTTGCATCTAACGAAAAATCCATCAAACAACGCCGCACGGAACAAGCTCAAGACCGCAAGATTGACGAAACGCTTGAGAACGACAAAGGCGCTGGAATCGAAATGCTCCAAGGCATGATTGAACAGTACCGCCAAGCCGCTGAAGCCGCTAAAATCCAGTTCCAGGAGGAGCTTAAAAAAGCGCAGGCTGACGGTACAATTGACGATAAAGAGCGCGCCAAGCTGGACAATATCCAAGCTGGCTACAGTCAAGCAGAATCAATGCTCGACAAGTATGAGGGTAAACTCCGCGAGGCGCAGGACGGTACGCAACAGGTAGCCGAGGATGTAAAACCGCAAGGGGCTTTCCTGGCGGCGGCGCTTTCAAATATTGGCGAAAGTTCAGCGGCTGACCGTACCGCCAAGGCGACCGAATCGGTGGCAAGCAACACCAAAAAAACAAACGATTTAATCAAAAAGAACTCAGGTATGGGAGTATTTACATAATGGCAACACGCATAGAAAAAGGATTTTTCGACCTTAACCGGAGCATCAACGCCGAGGGATATCTGACCGCAATGGAAGTGCCGTACATCGTCTTTGAGGTTGATGACGAGGAAGCGGCGCTGGATGCGGTTCATTTAGAGGCTGAACAGGAGATTGGGCGGCTTCGCTTGCAGAGTATTGAAATTGACGAACGCATCAACGAGGACACTTTCAAAGTTCGGGCAACATACGAACCGCTGGTTTATGAAACCGATGGCGATACCCCGGAAATGGAGCCGAGTTTCGCTTTCGATACTGGCGGAGGTTCTCGGCATATCATGCAGAGCCTCAAAACAACCAATAAATATCCATCCAGCTCACCGGATTTTGGCGGTGCAATCGGAGTTGATAATGAGGGCAATGTCAATGGCGTGGACGTGACTATCCCGACGATGAATTTCACTGAAACCCATTACATGAGACCGTCGAAAGTTTCAACCCGATACAAGCAAACCATTGCAGATTTGACCGGGAGCGTCAATAATTCCAAATTCAAAGGCTATGATGCTGGAGAAGTTTTATTCCTTGGCGCTTCGGGTTCAAGGCGTGGTAAACGTTCTGACGATTACTGGGAAATTACCTTCAAATTTGCGGTGTCGGTCAACGTCAAAAACATGAAAGTCGGCGACCTGACCGTGAGCAAGAAAGACGGTTGGGATTATCTGTGGGTACGCTATCACAACGATGTTTCAGACGATCAGAAGAATCTAATTAAAAAGCCGGTTGGGGCTTACGTTGAGCAGGTCTACGAAGCAAAAAACTTTGGTGCTTTGGGGATTGGCCGATGACCAGAACAAGTTCTGGACTTCGAGAAAATCCTCATGGATTTTCCGTACTTTTTAGGAGAGTGAATTATCATGAATAAGGTTAAAACTGGACAGAAAGTTAATATCGCCGCTTCGACTTGGAACTCATTTATTGATGCGGCGAATCACACCAAGAATCTGCAAAGCGGAGGCATTAGCGCCGTTACTTCAAAAGGCATGTTCAAAACCGGGATTATGCTGGTTCAAAACGCCGCAGGGAATTTACTCAAGGAATTTACTCCAGTGGCATTGACTGATTTGATTATCACGCCAGAGAAGAACGAAAAGGAGTTCAAAACCCATGTCGCGGTATTGAAAGCCGAGGAGTTTGACGCAGACAACAAGGAGACCGCCACGATAGCTATTTTGCAGGAGCCAATTGATGACGGCAAACTTGGCCGCGCGATGGTCTTGGGGACGACTCCGGCAAAGGTGAATATTCAGGACAAGGAACATCTCTGTGCTACTCCAACCGATGACGGCAAACTCGAATCCAACGATAAAGGCGATTGTCGAATTGTTTGGAAAGCTGATGATACAGGCGAACAATGGACATTACTTCTGCTTGGTGGTGGAGGCAAAGCCGCATGGGAGTACGATGGGCCATTCGCAATCGAATGGGACAGTGAAACAGAGCAAATCAAAGTCAAAGCTGGATATTTGAGCCGCAATGGCGAATGGCTGGAAGTGAGCGAAACCGAGCTTGCACCGTCTGAGGGATATATCTGTGTTTGCAGCCAAATCGATGACGAGGGCAACTGGAGTGAGCCGGAAGTGGAAATCTCCACGCCGGGCAAAGAGGCATATCCGATTGGCTACTGCGAGATGAAAGACGGCAAGGCAAAACTTTCCTGCTACGGCGTGCCAGTGGTAATTCTGATAGTTTCGGAAGTTTGCGAGGCTGACACATGAGCGAGGGTTCAAATAAATTATGGCTGCATCACGAAAACAAACGGCTCATTCGCAAAGAGAAAAACGGCAAGTTGGTCATTTGTTGGGTTTGCCCGTGCTGTGAGCCGAAAGTCATTGCTTCAAAGATTACCAACAGCCGTTACGAATCGCAAAAACGCTGGAATCTGCGTCCGTATCAGGGTGATAAGGTTGGCTTGCCGGGCGCAAGATGGCGACTCCGGGATGTGGGCGAAGCTCATCACAACAACCCGGACGCAAACTGTAGTGGAACCCAGTACAACAGCGGCATAGTCGATGAAAACGGCAAGCTGGTCGGTCTGCCCGACGAGTTCGTTTCCAGCTATTCATACAACGGCTATATGCAACTTCAACAGGGGTGCATTCGTGAGGACGGCAACATCGAATGGCCGTGTCCCAATGGATAAAAACAGAGGATTTCAATGTTCAAATTTAATGAAAAAACTTACAATCACATGCCGTTTGCGGCTTACGATAAAGACGTCAATGCAAAGCAATTTTGCTGTTTGATGATTAACGGTTTGTGGAAGTTGCATCACTTCGACGGCGAAAGCTGGCAACGGATAAACACACATCTCCCGAAGGATGCAACCGAGTGTTCACCGACCGCTGAATGGGAGGACTGCATGTGGAAGATTTCATTTGTCGCTGGAGGCTTCGAGGGTGGTCGGCAGTTCAAGCTCTACCGTATGTTGGGGCTGAATGGCACACCAATGGAGCAATGCCCGGCTGATGTTGGCTTTGTGTGGAAAGACCGCATCGCCTATGCCGGACGGCGCGGGCCGCTGTTCGTCATCGATCCCGAACAGCACATGGAGATAAAATTTCACAACGTCGAATTTCTCTACCGGGTTTCCTATGATGCAAGCAATCCGCGAATGCTGCTGATTTCAGGTCAGTTGCATGGCGGCGAGATTTTCTCTTGGGCGTATCATCCGGAGATGAACCGGCTCTTTGAAGTCATTGCCGATGGTCGAGTCGCCTACAAAGCCGCGAGTTGGAATAGCGACTGTTACTACGCTGAACGTCGGGGTGGCGACGATTTCGAGGAACGCCATATCCGTAAAGCTCAACATCTGCAACTCAAACCTTTTATTGTGGATGAATATGTCTCGCTGAATATCGAAAATACAGCAAGCGACATAGCACCGGAGTTTGAATAATGAGTTGTAATTGTCATGGCAAAAACGGTGTCAGCGTCGGCAGAACTTCTCCCTATGACCAATGTAGTAGTTGTGCAAAGAAGCACATTGTCAAGGCGTGGAGTCTGTGGAATGAATTTACTTACCTTGATGACAACCGCGATACGATATCGGGGCAACTCCGGCTGGCGGTGGATCATCTGATGTACGATCACCGCGATACTGCGCTCAAGGCTCGTAATTTAGCAATGCTCATTGAGGAAAACCGAGATAAAGAAATTGGCAGTCAATGGCAAGAGCTACTTGAGGCGGTTCGGGGACATTTTTATGCCGATAATCCGCGAATGGCAAAACGGCTAAACAAACTTAAAGAGGAAAGATAATATGCAACAGGTGCAAATGTATTTAAGGGCGAATTCGACCTTGGCTACGCTGGTTGATGAGTTCAATCAGACGCTGTCGTCGTCGAGCGTCCCGGCGATTGTGCGGGGGATGCAGGTTGAATTGATTTTGACTTTGCTTGATCGTGACGGCGAACCTTATTCACCACTGGATTTCGATTCATGGGAGTTCGTACTGGCAACCGACTGGGATGCTGGAACACCACCGCAAATCTTGGTAAATTCAGGTATTACTATTGACGGTAGCAACGTCCATGTGCCGATTCTGAACACCAACACCGCTGAACTTGCGGCGGCATTGTCGACAAAGGAATCAATCAAAATTGGCGCTGAACTCTGTGGATTTAATGCAGGAGAAACCACTCCAGCATTTGTTTTACAGTTCAATCTTGGCATCCGCAACCGGCGCAGTTCGTCAGGCACCGGCACGGCTGAACCTGTCGGCGACGGAACTTACAGCGCGGCGCAGGTTGATGCGTTGTTCGCCGCCGGATACGATGTTCAATTCTCAATCGACGGCGAAACTCTCTGGCATGAAGAACAGCTCTTTGGCGACCAGTATTTTCGCATCCGCAATGCGGCATATGAAAACAGCGCCTATTCTGACGCAATCCAGCTTCTACCCGGAGCCATCGGCGAACCCGGCGAGAGTTCTTACATCTACGTTGCCTGGGCAACCGCCGATGACGGGACTGGATTTGTCACTGAACCGGGCAACCTGACCAACGCACACAAATACATCGCGTTCCTGGTCAGCGAGGTTGAAACCGCAGAGCTTTCCGCATCGGATTTTGCCGGACTATGGACAAAATATCGCGGTGAAGATGGCCAAGGCGTGGGTGATATGACCAAGGCGGTCTATGATTCAGATGACGACGGCAAGGTAAACGCCGCCGTCCATGCCGACAGCGCTGGAGCCGTTGACTGGTCTAACGTCGGCAACAAACCATCGGAGTTTACGCCTGAAGTTCACAATCACAGCATAGCGACATTGTCCGACCCGGTGAGGCAGAAAGCCGTCACCGAAAGCAACCCGGCAACGCTGTATGTCGATACGCCGATTATCCGCAAAAGTTCGCATAGCAGTTCAACGCTGAATATTGATTTTACCGCGATAAAAGACACGTTCGACGGTGAAGCTTATTCCGTGGTCAATGGAGATTTTTTCACTTGGGAATATCACGTTCCGGCGTCTGTGAATATTACCGGGATAATCGTTGGTTCGCTCAATTCGACCATGACTGGCATCAGCATCCCGGAGGCAATTGATCTGATTGGTGGCAATAACACCGTCCATGTCTTTGCGGTGCGCGGAGTCTATAAATCCGGGGCAGTAAACAATCTTGCTTTGCAGGTCAACTATGCCTACAGTTATGAGGGGTGAGCATGGCAAAAATTCCATTTAAATTCAACCCGCTTGGCTGTAAAAATCTGACGGTCAACTCTGCTCGATACGGTACGGCTGGAGTGTTCAACTACCTTTCAAACGGACGTTGCAATCAGAGCGCGATGCAGATTTCAGGGACGGTTTTGCTGTCTCATCGGGTCTATTCGCAGTATCTGTTTTCAGGCGGCACGGCGACTCAAACCGAGATTAACTATGGCGCAAGACAGTACGTCAGCGGCGGCACGGCGATCAGCGCGGCGGTCAATTCAAACGGATATCAATATGTTTATTCAGGCGGCGCGACGCAGGAAGCCAAGGTCAATTACAGCGGACGCAAGATTGTCAGCAACGGCGGCACGGCGGTAAGTGCGCAGGTTGCTTCGCGTGGTTACATGAGCGTTTGTTCAGGCGGTCAAGCCCACGGCGCAGTAGTCAGTTACGGCGGTTATATCTATTTGAGCAACGGCGCTTACGCGAGCGGAGTTGAGATTAAATCCAACGGTAGCGTGTACCTCAACGGCGATTGTGAAGCGATCGACACCATAATTTCAAGCGGTGCGCAGTTTATCGTCAACAACAGCCAGCGGGCAAATGGCGTAAATGTTCAGAGCCAAGGCAGATTTTATGTATCGTCGGGCGGTACTGCTTTGAATGTCAGTGCGCAACCCAACTCCTACATTATCGCCGGAATTTACGGCTATGATGAACGGACGGTAGTCGATGGTTCGCACGAATCCGGCGCATTCAGCTTGAGCGATGGGGTTGCAAATAACTGGCTGATTTACGGCGACCGCCAGTATGTCTATTACGGTGGGACGGCAATTTCAACCACGCTTCATTCGGGCGGCTCGCAGGTGGTTTCATTCGGCGGCGTTGCCAGCGATACCATCGCCAATTCCTACGGCAGATTATATGTCTACAGCTCGGGAACGGCGAAAAATCCAATCGTTAGTTCGGGCGGTTACATGGAACTTCAGCAAGGCGGCATCGGCGAAAATATCACGCTTGAAAGCTATGCGTCGATGGGAGTTTATCAATTTTCGTTCGCTTCCGGCACGGTGATGTCCAGCCGCTCGTATCAGTATGTTTCGCTTGGAGCGTCATCGGTTGATGCAGTGATTATGTCGGGTGCGACCCAGTTTATTTCACAGGCATCTTATGCCAGCGGCACGGTGATTTCAAGCGGCGGTTATCAGGTGCTGTCTTACGGTGGGCAAGCCTACGACACAGTAATCTCGCCGGGCGGTCAGCAACGGATTTCGCACTACTGCACCGCAGGAGGATTGTCGGTATGTTCAGGCGGTCGCGGCTATTGCTACAGCCAAAGCGTCGCCAACTCCGTGACCATCGACGAGGGCGGCTACTATGACCTTGGTGCACACTGCAAAGGCTCGATTTATCACGTCGCTTTGGGAGGGACATTGAACGTCGGCAACAATGCCAGTGCTTTGGCGGTGACATCCGAAGCTGGAGCAGTAGTCAACAGCGGAACAAGTTCATTTATCGAATACACAACATAAGGACAAAAATGCAAAATCTAACCATAAAATGCGGTGCGCAGCCAAGCGCACCAGAGGTACGACAGCCTCCAGTCTTTGCGCCGCCGCCTGAACAGCTCACGCAAGAAGCGGTTGAGGAAATCAGATTTGATTATAATGACGGCGTGAGGGTTTCGTTTCCCAAATCGGGCAAGTACCGCTGTATGCTGACTGATATGGACAGCGGGGCGGTAGTCTATAACATGGACGTTGAACCGGGGGTAACCGTTGCGAGTGTGAAGAAGTTTTTTGTGCCGTACAGAATCGATATTTTTGGAACTAAATCCAAGAAAAACGTGTTTTTTCACGACTTTAATCCGAAAAACAGAGATGTGCTGGTGCAAATCCCAATCGGGACGCTCGGCGACACTATTGCCTGGTTTTCCTACGTCGAGCGTTTTCAGCAAAAACATCAATGCCGATTACATGTGTCGATGGCTCCTTGGATTGCGGAGATTTTCAAGACTCAATATCCCGATATTCACTTCATTACGATGGATGAGGCTGCAAAACTCAAGCCGTATGCAACCATCAATCTCGGGCTGTTTTTTCAGGACAACACAGATAATCAGCCGGTTGATTTTCGTCAGGCAGGCTTGCATAAAACCGCCGGGTGCATTCTCGGGCTGGATGACCTATCAGAAGTACCACCAAGGGTGGATTTGTCAGCGCTACGCTCAATCAAAGAGCCGTATGTGGTGATAGCGACGCAAGCAAGCAGTCAGGCAAAATACTGGAACAACCCCAACGGCTGGCACGAGGTCATCGCTTATCTGAAATCTAAAGGCTACCGGGTGCTGTGCATCGACAAAAATCGAGTCTGCGGCGCCGGTGTGGTGTGGAATCATATTCCGCATGGGGCTGAGGACTTTACAGGCGATTTGCCGTTGCAGAAGCGCATTAATCTTATCAAAGATGCCGACATGTTCATCGGCTTGAGTTCGGGATTGAGCTGGTTGGCGTGGTGCTGCAAAGTTCCGGTACTGCTCATCAGCGGATTTACCGCCGAAAACAACGAATTTCACACGCCGTACCGGGTAATAAACCATCGTGTCTGCCATTCCTGCTGGAACGATATGCGCTGCGATTTCGACCACTTCGACTTTCTGTGGTGTCCGCGCCACAAGAACACCGAACGGCAATTCGAATGCACAAAATTCATCACGCCGAAAATGGTAATCGATAAAATTAAAATCATCAAACACGGAGGCAAATCATGCAAATAGATCAGTACGGCTTTGAGGCGAGAAGCATGTTTTTTCAACGCAAACAACTCCAGCCTTACCGGGTTGTGGAGACCGCGTCGGCAACTTTTATGTGTTTCGGCGACGAACCGCAACGCCCGATTCACCGCATCACGAAAAACGGCACGGAGACCGTTGTTGAGTGGGCGTTCGGGGCGTGGAACGACAAAGAAACCCTTGCTTATGTGCCAATCAATCAAACCTTGGAGGTGTAGAATATGGACACAAAATTCGATTCTTTGCTTGGGCAGATGCGCGAATCCGACGGTTCAGGCGGCGAAATTAACTACACCATCAACGGTCAGGAGCCAGACGAAAGCGGTAATTTTGCCGTTACGGCCGCCGGGGTCGGTGCGGCTGAGGATGTTCATGCTCACATTATCGCTGACGTTACCGGTCTGCAAAGTGCTTTGGACGACAAATCTGATGCCGAACACAGTCACGAGCTTGTTGGCTCGGTGGCGGTTGGCGGCGAAACCGTCAGCGGCGAGATTACTTTGGAGGCGTCGGACAATATTCTGTTATCCGCTTCCGGTCAGGAAATAACCATCACCGGCGAACCATATGCCGTCACCGTCGCCGCATCGATTCCCGATTCCAATACCAGTAATACCGAACCGGTCAAAATCTTTTCAGGCACGCAGGCTGACTGGGATGCTTTCACGCCCGAAAGCAACGTCCGTTATGTGGTTTTCATTCATGAATAGGGATGCGTGATGCTTTACACAATAAACAATATTTACCCGGATATGAATTTCGCCTTTACCTTGACCGCGGGGACTTTGGGACTGGCTCCGCTGGCGCATACTCACGGCATTGGCGATATAAGCCAGCTTGCCGACGAACTTAACGGTAAAGCTGATGGCGGGCATCAGCACGAGGCGGTTCCGGCAGTAATCGTCGACCGGGATCGGTTGACTGGGAATATAACTCTAACCGGCGCTGGTTCAGTCGCCGCAAATAAATCGGGTTCAATTATAACCATCGCTTCAGCCCCGGCTCAATCCGGCAATGTCGCGGCGTTCCGCAACGCCAATCCGGCAAGACGGCACACCATGCTCAAACTCTTTTTCGGCGACTGCCGCAGCATCGACAGCGATTCAGAAAACTTAATTTTTACGGAGGACAGCAATGCTCCAGCATCTTGACAAACAGCGGGGAACAGGTATAAAAAATCTCTTGCTCGCTAACGACGCCAATGAAACCACGGTAAAAAAAGTGCTTTCATACACTTCTGCCGAAGGCGAAAAACAGCTCTGGCCAAACGCGCCGACGCATCTGCGTATTGAGTCAAATTACGATGACTCGACCGCCGTCAGAATCGAAAACGGCAAAATCTATGGTCATCCGGTAATTGATCCGGGCAGCGACCTTTACAAGCCGTTGGAAATCACCGTCACGCCGTTCCCCATAAATTCCGCATGGACGCTGGAAGCGGAGAATTTCGACCTTGGGCAACACGCCGGTAAAATGTTCCACGGTAAACAAACCGTCACTTTTGATGTGTCTGTACCGTCCGTCGTCGGGCATTTTCTGCACCGGATCAGCGCCGTGCCGAACGCCGGTGAAGCAGAACGAGCCGTTTTCAGTTTCTGGAGCGTGAAGTTTTCCGAATCCGCACTGATCCCTAAACACTGGTGGAGTTTTGATGACGAAACCCTTGCAGACCAGGTTGGAAACATGCCGCTGGTCAAGGAGACCACCGAGGGGACGACCACCTACACCGACGGAGTAAGGCGCAAGGCGTTGCAGGCTATTTACGTCAACGGCGCGACTGAACCAAACACCTACCGGGCTACAGTCAATCCATCCATGGCAAACGGCTTGAGCCTCAGCATGTTCGGGCAAATCAACCGGGGCGGCAGTTTTGGTTTTGTTGATTTAAATGATTACAACGCCACCAACGGCAATCATTTCGCCTTTAACTGGTATTATCGGCAACCGATTAATCTGCTTCTGGACGGATACGGCACCACGACACCGGAATCAACCGCATATGACCGCCTTGAACAAGGCGAATGGCATCATCTGGCGTTGACCATGTCGCCGCAAATTGATTTGGCTAATCATCCCGATATTGAGGTTGACTACAGCGAAAACCAGTACGGCACAATTCGCTATGCCTCGCCGCATGTTGACTACAGCACAGAATGGGTCTGTGATTATTACAACAATTATTTAACACAGGAGTTTTACCTGGCGAAGTTCTATATTGACGGCGTGCTTCATTCCGAAAAGCTCATGAGCTTTTGGCCTGGAGGTTTCAATACTCCCGGCAACGGCGTGATAACATTAGATTTCAACAATTCTAATGAACAGGACGGTTATTATCCTGACCGAGTCGATGAACTTAAAGTCTTTGAACATGAGTTGTCGTTAGCGGAAATCCGCGGCGAATGTTCGTTGATTGGCTTGCAGTTTGAGAGCGACAACCCGACCGAGGGCGGCGGTGTAACTGTAGAGCCAATCGAACGCTCCGGGCGCAGTCGCGACGGCGAACCACCGGACATTGCCGCCGTGCCGCTGGACTGTCGACTCAAGGCGTTTGTGATTGACAATCAGACCATCGCCGTCGGCGGCAACTTCCGCGATTTTTTCCTTGAGCGGCTGGAGACGGAGTTTCCTAACCTTGACGCGACCGAGTTCAATTTTCGCAATGGTTTTTCGCACCGCTGGAGCCGGGACTTCAACTACCTCTATAATATGTGGGAGCTGTACCGCGACTATCAGCCGTTAATTGTTGCGGCGATGGACGATGCAAGCAACTGGTCGGTTGACAACTCACCGGTGACGATGCTCGGGCGCTGGCAGAACTCCACCGGGCTGATGCGCTTCGGCGACGCTTACGACGGCACGGACGTTGTCACCACCGATTGCGCCGATATTGTTCATTTTGCCTACTTGCGTTTGCCGCAGCCAATGACCGAGGAGAGTTCACATGCAGTGGATTGGAACGGCAATCAGCTTGATTTTAGCTATTCGCGCGATAAAGCGGCAAGCAGCATCAAGGTGAATCAGGAGGGCTATCTACCCGAGGCCAGGCGCAAGTACGCCTACTTTGGCACATGGCTCGGAACCGGAGGCGCGTATCAACATTCGTTGAACGATCTGACCTTTCATTTAGTTCCGGTCGGCTCGACAATTCCGGCGTTCACCGGAACGATGACCAGGCGTAACACCGCTGAAACCCACACGCAGGGCGACGTGACTTTCCAGCTTACCGGCGAGGAAACTTACGTCTGCGATTTTTCCGCATTTCAAACCGAGGGTGATTATCAAATCCATATCCCGTCGGTCGGCTACAGCCATGTGTTCAAAGTCGGCAAAGCCGCTCTCGGCAAGGCGTTCTGGACGCATTGCCGGGGCATGTTCCATCAGCGTTCGGGCTGTGATTCGGTGGTCAATCCGTACACAAACTGGGAGTTTCCTGGAGCGGCACACTACTGGACGTGGGAGTCGAATTTCATCTGCGACGACCAGAGTTACAACAACTGCGCCACGGTCGACGGCACGACCTACGGCGAAATATTCCCGCAACGGCATTTTTCAATGATTCCGAATAACGTCACCGGCAAACTTTACCGCGATTTGCGCGGCGGCTGGTTCGACGCGGCCGACTTTGACCGCAGGCCCTACCACTTCTACTGCGTCCGGGATTTGGTTGAGGCGTATTTGCGCTTTCCGCAGAATTTCACCGACAGCCAGCTTGACCTGCCCGAAAGCGGCGACGGCATACCCGACGTCCTTTCGGAAGCTGAATGGGGCTTGGACGTCTGGCGTCGGGCGCAGAAAACCAACGGTGGCGTGGCCTGCTGGATTGAGGCAGACGGACACGAATCAGGCTGGCCGTGGGAGTCGGATAGAAAGTATTACATCGGCATGCCGAACCGTAAGGACTCGTTGGAGTACGCTCAATGCGCTGCCAAGTTTGCCCGCGCTTTGCGGCTTGCCGGTACTCCGTCGGCATTGGCCAAGGCCGACGTTTACACCGAATCGGCCGTCAGGGCGTTTAACTTCGGTATTAATCCGGTCAACGCCGCCACGCTGGAGTTTACTCAAACCAACAGCTCAAACAGTCAGTTTGACTTCAGCTACACCGAAGCGGCGGAGCGCGCCGACTGGCATATCGTTCCCGCCGCTGCGGCATTGCTGGCGCTGACCCGCGAGCCGAGGTTCGCCAAACATGTCACCGAATCGGCATGGGACAATTATTTCAGCTCATTGCAAGGCGATGAGAATAATTTTGCTCAGCGATGCTGTACGGAACTGCTGTTTGATTTGACGGCGAATTTCCCGGACTATTCAAAGGCTCTGCGTGAGTTTATCATCGCCAAGGCCGACCAGTGGCAAGGCTATCAGGAGCAGCAACCGTATTTCGAGATGAACTGGCCGCCGAACCATCAATTTTACCAGTATGTAAGTTGGGGCGTGGGACATCCTGAAAAGCGCGGCAAAGCCTTTATCTACGCATGGCTGGTGACCGGCGACGACTCGTACCGGGACTCGGCGTTGCTGGCGATGGACAACTTTGCTGGGTGCAACCCGATGGGCAGGAGTTTGACCACCGGGCTTGGGAAAGTGTCGCCGATTCATTTCCTCAACAGTTGGTTGCCTCGGGCTGAAATTGAACTCGGATTGCACGAACCGGTGCCGGGCATTACGCCGTATACCTATATCGGCGACGGCGCAGGCAAAAGCACATCGCACGGGTTCTGTTTGTGGAAAGGCGCGAGGACGGATTTTGGTTTCGACGAAATGACCCAAAACATCCTGCCCGGTGGCTACAGCCAAACGGTCGCGCCGTCGCGCGGCAACGTCGCCCAGTGGTTGCAAATCAACTGGCCGTTGTGGCGGCACGTGTTCGAGCTTGAGGCGTACAATGTCGCCCAAAGCGAATTCACAGTCAGTGAGACCGTCAGCGGTAAAGCCTTTATGGCCGGATGCCTGATGGGCAGCGGCGTTACGCCCGATCCGGCATGGAAAACCGCCAGCCCGGCAACCGAAAGATACGAGCCGGAAGGCTTGGTCTATTTACCATAATAACCAACAAAATGGAGGATTTATGAATCGTTTCCAAGAAATCAAACGGCTCATCGTATTTGCGGATGAACTCCGGCTTGACAACCGTGTGATTGTCCGCAAGTATCGCAATTATGAGCTTGCGTCAATCTACAACGGCATCGGGCCGGACGCATTCCCCGATTGGCTTCGGGGGTTGATAACCGGACTGCATCCAACGCTGGCAGTCGTAGCGTTCATCCACGATATAGAGTGGCACGAATCAGACGGATCGGAGGAGAAGTTCACCGAATCCAACCGCCGTTTCAAGGCCAACGGCTACAAGGCTGCCAAAGCCTTGCATGGCTGGTGGAACCCGCGGCGCTACCTGGTCATGAATCAGGCACGAAAGTTCGGCAATCTCTGCCAATGGTTCGGCTGGTTCGGCTGGCTTGAAGCACAAAACAAAACCAATGGAGGAAAGTAAACATGTTCAAAATCATCATCACACTTAGTCTTATCATAGTTATCACGGGATGTTCCCACAATGTTTCAACTTATTCGGACGGTGTCGGGCTTGAAACCACATTCCGGCCGGATTCGGGCAACTTCGGGATAATCCTGCGCTACGGCAAAATTTGGAACCTTGTCGCCCGCGAAAACACCGAAGCCGAAATGACAGGTTCAAATGAACTCGATGCCAAGGGCAATCCGGTAAGTGGCAAAACCGACGGCAACGTAAAAATCAAAATCGGCACGCAGACCACCGGCTACGAGCGCGACGTTATCAAACTGCTCAAGGACAACCCCGAGGCAATCAAGGCATTTTACGATTCAAAGAATCAGGTAAATTCAAAGCCCTAAATCCCCAGTCCCGTCGTGAGCAAATCCAGTCATTGCGGGACTATTTTTTGCCCTCAGCCGTGAAATTAAAGATACTAAAATTTATATGCAAGAAATAGCGATAATAGATGCTGTTTGAGCTTGAAACGAGTGGCTATTACCCTTGTTCACGCTAATGTAGCTACAGTACAAGGTACGATAAGCGAACCTCAAAAAAAACAAAAACGGAGAACAGCATGAGCAAGCAAAAAGCAACCTTTAACGACCTGACCATCGGCGTGGAAATCGAACTGGTAGGCATCGAACGCGACACGGCCGCAGAAGCCATTAAATCGGTAGTAGGCGGCAACGTCCGCTACCTCGGCGGAGCCTACAACGCATGGAGCGTTACCGACGAAAGCAACAGAGTTTGGAAAATAGTTAGCGACTCAAGCCTCGACGCACCGCGCCACCTGCAAGTCGAGGTCGTCAGCCCGATTTTAAAGTATGACGACATCGAAACCTTGCAGGAAGTTTTAAGAGCGTTACGCAGAGCCGGAAGTCGCACCTCACCATCGGCCGGAGTTCATATACACATTGGCCAAGAACCATTTAACGTTAAACAACTTGCGAATCTAGCCAAGATGGTCTACAAGAACGAAGAGCTTTACATCCACGCACTCGGCATCCACCGCCAGCGCATGCAGTACACCCAACGGATGAATCAACGGCTGATAGACGAAATCACTGCCAAGCCACCGAAAACCATCGAAGACCTCAACAAAGCAATTTACGGCTACTACAACGACTGCCCAGAGCATTACAACAGCGCAAGGTACTCTATCCTCAACCTCCATGCCGCCATTACCGGCCCCACGATAGAATTTAGAGCTGCGAATTCAACCTTGCACAGCGGTAAATTACGCTCATATATATTACTAGTTATGAGCCTCGCACTAAAAGCCTTAAATTCTAAATGCGCCTCCAGCAAGAAAAAGGCATTTAACGAGGAGAGTGCCCGATATGACATGAGAGTTATACTACTCAACCTTGGCTGGAAAAATTCACCTATTTTCAAGAATCCGCGCAAACATCTTTTAGCCAACATGCCCGGTAGCTCAGCCTTTAAAACTCAAGCCCAAGCCGATAAACACGCCGCCAAGTACGCCGCCAAGCGTCGGGCTGAAAAACAGTAGGAGGTAGCCAATGTTTTACTACTTCGCCTACGGCTCAAATCAAGACCCGAAAAGGGCGGCACGCCGGATGCCCGGCGCGATCGCCCTTGGCGTGGCGACTCTCCACAATTACCGCTTAGCCGAACGGCTCTATGCCGATGTTGATTTCGGTGAGGGAGCCAGCGTCCAAGGCGTTTTATATCTGATTAACTCGGCGCAATTATTCAATCTCGACATCTGCGAGGGCTACCCACTGGTTTACAAACGGCAATGGCTGGAGGTGGAGTTTCGTGGCGAAAAGCTACTGGCAATCACCTACGAAATGACCGCCGTCACCAAAGCCCAACGCGAGGGTAAGCCATACCCAGAAAAATATCGAAAAATCTGTCACGCCGGAGCGCGGCACTACAAAATCAAAAGCCAATTTACCAAGAAAAGGAGTAAGAAACCATGTCCGAAAACAAAATCATAGCCGTGTACGGAACTTTAAGAACTGATTGCAAAAATCACCACTTCGCCGCCGGAGCAATCAGTAACCAGCCATGCACAATCACCGGAACGCTCTACGATACCGGCTACGGCTTTCCGGCATTTGAACTGGAAGGCAACACCGAAATTGTCGCTGAACTCATCGAAGTAACCGCTCAAGATTTCGCCAATATAGAAAAACTGGAAGGTTACCCGAACCTTTACCGCCACCAACAGATCCCGGCAACGCTCCCCGACGGCTCAAATGTTCAAGCATGGGTTTACATCATGAACCGTTTACCCGAACATGCCACCGTAATCAAATCCGGCGACTGGAAAAAGAGATAACCGCAACCACAGCCCTACAGAAATAACGCCACACACCGCCAACGTTCGCCTCAACGTGCGATTATATCCACGGCTCGGCATCGGCCTATAGCCGACCAAAATAATAACGCGACAAATCGCCACAGCTCTGCGAATCTCGGCAAGGTCAACAATC